TTTGTCAGACCGTTCTTTTTGAACGCGGGTATAAAACCCTTCTGCTGCTAACTCTTCGCTAAACGGGGCGAGAGGGGCCGGGGAAGACCAACGAAGGAGTTCCCAAGCCCGTTCTTCTGCATCCATCACGTTACCGTTGCTTGAGCGTTATGCCGGTATCAAGATGTTTAGCTGCTGCCGTAGCAAAGCCCGTGTAGCCACGCTTAAGCGGCCATTGAACTTGGCATCGGCTATAGCTCTCAATTTCTTGACATCCGATGCGGCCAAACAAACTTGAACGGTTTGAGTGGTGCGCGGTGTCAAATCGTTCCGTGCCTTGCCAGCCATTAATCTCCAAAGATGTTGATAGCATTATTATAAAGCAATCACAATGTTGGAAGATTGCCGAGCTGGAATTCGTCCAGCCACATATCTAGCGCTTCTTCTGCAGCTTTATCGCGAACTAGCTTGGGCCACATCATTGTCCAGGACTGGCTCATGCTGCCAAACTCCTGCTTGTAATCCTTAGCGGCCGGATCGATTAATGCGCGTTTGACGTACTTCAAAGCCAGCATTCGATTCCAACCGTTTTCAGCCTTGCCGTTGTTAGAGGCAATCCAATGCTTAGCAAGGCACCTCATTGTTTGGTTGTAGTGAACGTCGCTGAAATTGACTGCGTACATTGTTAGCTCTGTGACTTGGGCGTCGATTGATTCGTAACTCATGATTCAAAGAATGCAGTAATCGTTTTTGGTTTTGCGGTAAGCGATAAAGCCGTCAGCCCGCAGCTTTTTCACTTGGTTGGCGACGTGATAAACCCATTTAGGGCAGTTGTTTGAAGAGCTCTTTTCAAGGTCTTCAGGGTGAAAACATTTGCCGCCTTCTAAATGCAATTGCTCAACAGCTTCTTTTAACGCCGAAAACGTAAACGTGTCTCGGTGTGCCTGCATCTTTTTGATTGCAATTACCGAGTAAATGTATGTGGACTCTCCTGTAATCTTCGGGGCTACAAGCCTTTTCGGTACTGGAGCTTTTTTTAGTTCAACAACAGTGGCGGGTTCCTTTACCCTTGGCGGCGCTGAACGAAAAGCAGCGGCGCGAGTTACGGGACCAAATGAGCAGTACAGCCGATTGATGTCGTAACTAAGATCAGCGTCGTCTGCTGTTAACTCCTGATCGTTTTCCATCAGGATTTTGCGTGCACCGCATATAAAGCGAATCACGTACTCATGAAGCTGGCTTGAGTCCAGCAACTCATCAAGGGTGACATCGCCACCGTTGTTTTTCTTCGGCTGAGGCATTGAAGACATTGAATTAATGATGATTAGTTACAAAGTTGGATTGATTAGAAATCTGTTGGTTTAGGCGCTTTGATTACTACTTCGTGCCTTTTCTCTTCATCGAAGGCCCATCGGTGATACAGCGTTACGTCTTCACCGCGTTTGACGTTCCAATGATCACGGCGCAAATCAACTAAAACACTGATTAATGCTTTTAACGGCATGTCCATCTCCATTACTAGAGTTTCAAGCAGAAGAGTGTCATCACCTTCTGTTGATACTGCCCTGGTATGTGAGTCGTCGATGCTGTCAAATAACGCCACCAGGATTGCTGCGTTTTGCTCTAGCCATTCGCCCATACGAATTAATCGCTGGACTCTGTAGCGGGTGTGAACTTCGGGGCACTTAACTGAATCGGTCATTTGTTTAATGAGTAGTTGTTGAACTGGGCCTGCTGCTGGCCGGGGTATGGACCCCAGCAGCAGAGGCAGACGGCGGCGATAACGAAAAGAGCTTTCATTGTGATTACGGAAGGGGAACATGATTAGGCAGAAACGACTTGAACGCCGTCCAGGGCGTCCCACAAGGCTTCGTGGATAACGTCGTCGGAGTCTGTGTCGAACTTCAGGCCTTGGGCTGCAAAGTGAGCCTCAAGGGCTTGTAAGGCCAGGTAGGCCAGAAACCCTTTGTCGTTGTTGGTTTCGTTGATGGTCATTTGAAGGTGGGGAATGAATGAATGTTTGAAGCCCCCGAAGGGGCAGAAGGGTCACTGATTGTTGATAAGGGCGTCAGTAACCCATTCGGTGACTTGATCTTCGAAGTCATCCAAATTGCCTTCGATGAAACGAAGCGTTGACTGAAGTTCTTCATCAGTCATTTTTTCGTCATCGCTTTGCATGGCGTGAGCTTCCTTGCAGATTTCAGCCATGACTAGACGAAGCTTTGACTTAATGGAGGTTTCGGTGAAGAGAGTGGTCATTGGGTGGTTGGTTGATTACTTGATAATAATATCATATTGATTACTAAAGCGAAATGCCTTGGTGAAAGCAATTTAAAAAAAGCCCCAGAAGGGGCCGTACTCATTTCTTCCCACTCTTTAAATCTCGCATCACATGCCGTTGCCTTATACGGGCTTTAGACCTTTCAATAGCTTCTGACCTGCCCGGACTCTCGCCTGGTCCGCCGTTTTCGACCTTCATTAGCTCTGTCCAGTTCAACCCGTTCCTGCAGTCGCTCGCTTGGGTAGAGGAACACTCGCTGCCCAGCGACAACCCTGAACACTCCTGCTTCACACCATCTGGTCTCAATACCCCGGAGTTCTCTTGCGTCATTTGCCATTTCCGTTTCTAAAGAGTAATGTACAATTATATTATTAACACGATCACGTGGCTTTGACCGCAGTAGACCAAATTCAGCAGGTACCAGTCGGTGACCTTTCCCCTTACGCCAATAATCCCCGCACACACTCGGCATCTCAATTAGATCGCCTGGTTCAATCCCTTAAAGAATTCGGCTTTACCAACCCGCTCTTGGTAGGCGATGACATGCAAATCGTTGCTGGTCACGGTCGCCTAATGGCTGCTCAAGCACTTGGCCTTGAAACCGTCCCGGTAATCAAACTCTCCCATCTAACCGATGATCAGAAGCGTGCTTACGTCATCGCTGATAACCAGCTAGCACTTAACAGCGGTTGGGACGATGACCTTTTACAAGCTGAACTGCAAGCCCTCGGTGATGTTGGCTTTGACCTCACCGTTCTTGGCTGGGGTGAAGAACTTCCCACATTTGGTGAAGAAGTAGACCTCTCCGCCCTTGAAGACATGGAAGGTGAAGACCTTTCTGAATATGCCGATGGTGTACGTAAAGCAATTCAAATTGACTTCGAACCTGAGGACTACATAGAAGCGCAAGCCTTATGCACTGATGCACGTAAGCAAGGCAAGTACATCGGAATGCTTTTAATCAATGCTCTTAAAGATGACACCGCTCTCTGATGCACGTTGCTATCCCTTCAAAAGGCAGGCCTCACACCACCACTTACAAACTGCTGGGAGACATTCCTTTTACGCACTTTGTTGAGCCTCAGGATGAAGCCGCTTACAAAGCTGCCAACGTTCCCAACATTCAGGTAATCCCTGACAACAACAAGGGCATCACCTTTGTTCGTAACTACATTCTCGACTGGGCGCACACCCAAAGCCATAAATGGCTCTGGATCATGGATGACGATGTCTCAGGCTTCGGCATAGCCAAAGCAGGTAAAACTATCAAAGGTGATCACAACATCCTTATTGATTTCCACAAGGCTGTAGAGAAATTCAAATTTCCCGTAAACGGTCTCAACTACTGCCAATACGCCTGGTCTTACAGCACTAAAAAGCAACGCTATGCCGTTAATAAAAGGCCCCCCGAGGTTTGTGCTCTTCTCTACATTCCTAAAATCTCTTGGCGATATCGTCCCGACAGGAAAGAAGACAGAGACTTCACCATGCTCGCCATTCAACATTCAGACGGGGTAATCGTTGATCTTCATGCTTGGTTTAATTGTCCCGGTGTTGGCTCTAACGCTGGCGGTCTGCAACATCTTTATCATCAAAAACGTGATGCCGTCTGGGCGCAACGTCTTGTCGACGACTGGGCACCCTTCGCCAAACTCGTCAAAAAGAAAGAACGCGTTGACGCCAAATTAGACATTCCCGGATATGCAAAACACATGAAACGGCAAGTTCGATGACTATCACCACTCTCAAAGCAATCAGGCTTACGCCGTCAAAGTCACCACTCAAAATGGGTGACGATTGCCCGACGCTTGAACCAACTGTTACTGAGTCCTGCATTCTCCTTGACCCAGACGGCTCTCAGGTAGGTCTCTTCCTCAAAGAACTACCCAAAGACCTCGTTAATCTCGTAACGATTGCTGATCAAGAATTACGCAGCAAGCGCGTCCCGAAAGACACGATGGAACGCGTAACCCCTGATGGCCCCGGCAAATGGATTAGGCGCAAGCAATACTCCACCATCCTTGGCTCCTGTGCCCCCAGGCCACACCTGCGCATGCCTTACCCCAGGCGGTCACAGGTTCACAGCAATAAGACCGCTGACACTTTCATTAAGGCCATGCTCAAGGCTGGCAAAACCTGCATGGGTCTTGTTAACCATTACGTCCCTGATGTCCACAAACATCACTTGGCTCGCGTTGACGAACGCCTTCCCTCCAAATGGCGTTTTGCCAATTACTTCAGCAGCACAATCTCAAACTGCAATATCGCTGCACCCATCCATCAAGACAACGCCAACATCAAAGGTGCTATCAACCTCATAATCACCAAACGCCAAAACAGTACCGGTGGAAATCTCCATGTACCAGATTTTGACGCTACCTTTGATCAAACAAACAACTCCCTTTTGGTATACCCCGCTTGGCGTAATCGGCACGGCGTAACACCAATCATCCCAACGCACCAAGGCGGCTATCGTAATAGTCACGTCTGGTACGCATTAGATAGCTTCGCAAATCATGGATGAAGCACTCGCGAAGAAAAAGGCACCTCGCTCAACAAGAGCGGTCAAGGAGTACCGCGTGAACAGGCTTGCGCGCATGATGGCTCAAGGTGCTAGCCAGCAAGATTGTATTCAATATGTCGTTGCAGAATGGGGGCTGACCACATCTTCAGGCAAACGGCTATACCGAGAGGCACTAGCGGAATGCAGAGAAATGTGGTCATTAGACCGTGCTGATTTTGCAGCCCTGTTGCTACAGCAGTTAAACGACTTGCACAAAAAAACCAGTACCCGTCAGAATGACAGCGTCACGCTTGGTTGCATTAACAGCGCAGCCAAGATAGCCAGGCTATTCGATTGATGGAATTACGTAACACCAATGATGGTCACATGTACGAGGTTTGTTTAGAGATAGATGGGATACGTGAGTGCACGTTTGTGTCTTCAATGCACTTGGTTGAAGACAAAAGGCATCAATTAGAAGCAGCTATCAAGCGGCGTGCATTAAACGCTTTCGTTACGAATGCAGCTAATTCTGTCTGCGATATATGAGCATTCTTGCCACGTTGCCACGCGGTTCAATCCTTGAGGCAGAACCACAAGCATCGGGCGAAGCTGATGAAGCCCTACGAACACTGGGCGAACAGTTATACAACACTCTGACCGACCCACAACGGCAGGTATACGACGCTGAACCACGGTTCAAACTGTTGTGCTCTGGCCGTCGTTTTGGCAAGACTTATCTGTGCATTACGCGATTGATTAACTGGGCAATTGAAAAGCCCAATCGCCTGTGCTGGTACGTCACGGCTAACTATCGGATGGCCAAGCAAATTGCATGGCGGCAATTGAAGGCAATGGTGCCAATGGCAATATGCGTGAAGCGCAACGAATCTGACCTAAGCATCGAACTATTAAATGGCAGCATCATTGCTTTACGTGGTGCTGAAAACCCTGATGCACTGCGGGGTGTAAGCCTGTCTGCGTTAGTCGTTGATGAAGCGGCGTATGTAAAACAGGAAGCCTGGGAAATGGTGTTACGCCCTGCCCTGTCCGACCAAGGTGGCCCGGCTTGGTTTATAACCACGCCTGCAGGATTGAACTGGTTTCACGACCTATGGGAACAAGCAGAGGAAGAAGATGATTGGTGCAGTTTTAGCTTTACCACGATTGAAGGTGGCAACGTTCCGAAGGAAGAAATTGAAGCAGCGAAGCGCACGCTGGACTCCAGAACATTCCGGCAAGAGTATTTAGCCAGCTTCGAGACGCTGACTGGTCGTGTGCACCCAGACTTCAGCCAAGACAACATCAACCCAGACGTACATGACATGGGTGGTGACATCCTTTGGGGCACTGATTTCAACGTCAGCGTTATGGCTGGGGTGTTGGCCAGCCGGGTTGGTGACACGCTGCATATCTGGGATGAGATAGCGGTGAAGCAATCCAATACCGATGAAGTATGCAAAATGCTGCGGCAACGCTTCCCGAATCGCAACATCGTTGCTTATCCAGACCCAACAGGGTCAGCACGTAAGACCAGTGCAGCGGGTGAGACTGACCACGGCATCATTAAAAAGTACGGGATGAAAGTTATCTCGCCACGCCACCCATGGGCCGTGAAAGACAAAATCAATGCCACGAACTGGCTAATCCGTAATGCTGATGGGCACATACGGATGTTCGTTCACCCGCGTTGCAAGAACTTGATTAAAGGCTTGAACAACGTGACGTACAAGGAAGGTGCTGAGGACTTTGTTGTTGATAAGTCAGCAGGCTTGGAGCACTGGAACGATGGCTTGGGCTACTTGATTCTGTCGGCCATGAACCAAGTGAAGCCATGGAAAACAGGCAGTGCGAAAAGTCGGCAGGCGCAGGTTTGGTAATAGAAAAAGCGGCGACTATATTTGGGGCAAAGTATTTCGGTTACGAAACGACAATGCTCGCCCTGGACTTCGAAGGCAAAAGCGTAAGGACTGTTGGAGCTTTTTTCACCAGGGCTGAGAATCAAGCCGAGATGGGCTGGGTGCTGGCTGACGTTTGCAAGTGCCTGCTGATAGTCAATTCCAGTGACGCTGCAAACAAGCTTGATGACGATGAAAAGGGTCTCGTTTTAACCGACACCCCTGGTGGTCAGCAGGAAGTTCAGGTCATCACTGAGCCAGGGCTTTACAAGATGCTCACCCGTTCCCGCAAACCTGAAGCCAAGCGTTTCGACCGCTGGGTTCGCCATGAGGTGCTGCCCACCATCCGCAAGACCGGTGGTTATGGCATCACGCAACAGCACGGCTCTGACCTTGCATCTTTGGTTGGTGATGCTGTTACGTCTGCTATCCGTCCAATCCTTGAGCCTGTTATTACAAGGCAAGATATGCAGGCTGAGCAGCTTGATTTTTTAGCAAGCGAAATTGTCGGATTGAAAAGCAAGAAAGATGCCCCATTGGAGAGCATCCTTCAGGAATATGGCCTCATGCCATTAGATAGCTGGCTGCCAGTGAGCACCGTTAACAAAGCGCCTGCTCTGCCAGGTCTATATCGATTTGTCTCTCAAACTGGCAGGACGCTTTATATCGGGAAAGCAGACGGTGCAAGGGGTTTGCTGGGAAGACTTAATGCAACTAAGCATGAAGCGATGAAATTTTTATGGCATCAAAAAGCGTCTTACAGCGTGCATGTATGCCCTACCGAATATGGAGGCGCGACGTTAGGGAGAGCTGAAGAACAGTTACAGGCAGAGCTTCGCCCAGACTGGATGTATGGGGGCTTGCAGGAGCGTTGGGTCAAGATTAAGGACGCATTGGCTTCTGACAATCAGCCCACGTTGTTCTGACCGCCTTTACGGGCGGCTTTGTTGTGTTTGCCTGTATTCAATGCCCCAGCCACCACGGGCAACAAACAATTGCAACGCTGCAGGGCGATAGCGCACACCCCGGTAGCAAAGCCACAGGTTGGCGGGATAAGTCTTCGGTAATGGCAATGGCCCGGTCATAATTTGATGGTCTGCATTGGGCTTTAGATGGCTGCAAAGAAAGGGCTCTACGCCAACATCAACGCGAAGAAGAAGGCAGGAAAGAAGCCGCGTAAGCCTGGGGCTAAAGGTGCGCCTACTGCACAGGACTTCAAGAACGCAGCTAAGACCGCCAAGAAAAAGCCTACCAAGAAGAAAAAGTAGGCAGAAAAAAACCGGGGAGTCCCCACCACCCGGTACGTTGAACATTCCAGAGGGTTGAACCCTCCTTCCAAATCATAGTTGGCGTGGGTTTTGCCGTAATGGCATTTCGTCAGTCGTTGGGATTTCTGATTTAATCATGGCCTCGACTGTTTCTCTCATTGCTTTATTGAGGCGCAGAAGGGTTATCGCCAAATCTTTGACCTCCCCGATGTCGCGCATTGAATGAATTTCATCGCACTGCCGTACGAATGAGAAATAGCGGGATAGGGCAAAACGATCCACGCAAAATCGGGCAACTTAGAATCAGCGTAATAGTTATTTCGGGTAAGTCTTGGCTGATAACTCGCACGCTTATCCGACAGGGTTGTATGGGCCATCTAACGGGCCACCAGATGACGAGCTTTTAAACGAACAGGAGAAGGCTGGTAACGACCCAAGTTGGCTTAGTGGTCCATACCTTGAGATGTCGGAATGGTGGCATCCCATCCTTGTTTGCATGGGCGGCACACAAACGTTCAGGGAAAATGCTGCAACCTTGTTGCCAATTGAACCCAAGGAAGATTCACAGGCTTGGCGGCGAAGGGTTAGCCATGCAGTGTTATCGCCCTTTCTTACGCGACTGGCTGACCAAGCGGCTGGTTTGATTTGCCGTAAACCAATCACGCTAAAAAGCCGTGAAGAAGGTGGTGAGGTAGATGAATACTGGACTGAATTTATAAAAGACGTTGATGGGTATGGAACCGACTTAGATGCTTATTCTCGCCGCCTTGTTCTTAACAGCATTTTGCTGGGCCATAGCGCGACGTTGGTGGATTTCCCTTCGACGGAACCTGCACCAAATTTGGCAGTCGAGCGTCAACTGGGTTTACGTCCATATTTCTTGGAAGTACGGGCAGACCAGATATTGGGTTGGCGCAAAGAGGGCGATTCGCCGTTGGCGAAAGTCAATCAAATAAGGATTAACGAATACGTCACAGAACCATTAGGCGCATTCGGTGACCGCGTGGTTCGTCAAATTAGGGTGCTTGAACAGGGCAAATGGTCTACTTGGCGTAAGGGTGAAGACGGTTGGACGTTGTACCAAGAGGGGACCACAAGCCTGCCTGTGATTCCGTTGGCGGTGACGTACAGCGGAAAGTTGAACGAGCTAATGAGTAAGCCACCGTTGTTGCCCATTTCCAATTTGAATTTGCTTCATGCACAGCGGCAAGCGGACCAGCAATTTGCTTTGCATGTGGCTGCAATGCCAATCCTTGTATTGAAGGCTTGGGATGACACTGACAACGAAATTGCGTTATCAGCAAATTCTGCATTGTTAATGAGTGCTGAAGGTGATGCCAAATACGTCGAGCCAGCGTCGCAATCGTTCCAGGCGCAGCAGGACTTCATCACAGAACTTGAAAACCAGATGCGTAACCTGGGGATTAGCACCCTGTTTAATCAAACGTATGTAGGTGAAACAGCAGAAGCCAAAGCAATGGATCGCAGCGATAGCGATTCCATGCTTTCAGTTGTGGCGCAGGACTTAGAGCGATGCCTCCAAAACGCCATTGATATGGCAGGCGCGTATGTAGGCCGTGAGACGCCAATCGTTAACGTCGCCAGGGACTTTGACCTGCAGAAGCTTGATGGCCCGCAGGTTGCTCAATACATGTCCATGTGGACGCAAGGCGCTATCAGCCATGAACTGCTGTTGGAAATGCTGCAACGCGGGGAGGTATTACCTGACATTGATATTGACGCTGAAATCGAACTAATCGAAAGCAACAAACTGAACGATATGGACCTTTCTGCTGCAGGCGGTGTTTTATCAGACAATGAATTACAGCCACCACAAGAATCAAGTGGTGATGAAGAGGAAACGCCTAATGCTGTGAGGCAATTGTCAATAGAAAGACTGCGTAGACTGGCCGAAGAAGACGATTCTGACGAGGGTTCTAACTGATGGCATTATCTGACTTGGAGTTAGTTCAGTTAGCCGAACGTGCCCAAGAGAAACGGACTGGACCGCAAGGTGCACCCGGTGTAGGTATTGATTCAATTGATCAATTTGATGGACAATCCTTCACGATCAAGCTCACTACGGGCGAGAGTAAAAAAATCTCATTACCCATCGCAAAAGATGGCGAAGTGGGTCAGCAAGGAGTGGCTGGTCCCAAGGGCGATACTGGCGCACCAGGAAGGGCTGGAAGCAATGGGGCTGATGGATTACAAGGACAGCCCGGACCAAGGGGAACCGACGGCAGCTTTGTAGATACAGCCGTTGTTAACAGTGACGGCGACTTGCTGTTAAGCCTGTCCACGGGCGAGATTATTAATGTTGGTCGTGTTGTTGGGCCTGCGGGTGCAACGGGTGGCCAAGGTGCAACTGGATTGCCTGGGGCCAGCGGGAGTGATGGGGCGGCAGTGCTGTCGGGACCACGCGCACCACAAGCCAGCGACGGGCAGGAAGGCGATCACTGGATTGACATTTCTTCTGCTGAATTTTCCTTCTATAAGCGCAATGGTGATGGCTGGTCGAAGCTTGCCAACCTGCGGCAGCCAGCAAAGGATCTTCGCGTAGGCGCGGGTGCAGGTGGTGGAGGTGGTAGTGGCGGTGCCAAGGGTGAGCCGCAGAACACCCGCACGCTGCCTTTGATTAATGGAGGTTCAACAATCCGCAAGAGGGCGGAGGCCAGGGATCTTCCGACTGTCCCTGGGAAAATGGACACGCAGGAAGATGCAAACCTGTATTTCCTAGATGCAATGTCACGCGCAGGCGTGACGCTGTCTGAAGCAGTACCTAGACCGCCAAGTGTTGAGGGTCAACTGTGGTTTTGCACATCACCTGATGACCTGACGTTGTACGTCTATGACGGCGCGGTATGGGTACCTGCTGCACCGCCGGTAAGCCTGGATGGCGTGCAATCGGCTATCGCCAGCATTGATGAGCAGTTGCTAAAGGTCAACGCCAATGTGGCGATGAACAAAAGCGAGCTAGACGAAAAGGCGTTAGATATACAGCTTGATCAGGACCGGCAAGACGCAGAAATTCAAGATCTACACGAAAAGATCGATGGTATTGCGGAGGAATTTGACCGTGGCAAGTGGACGCATGTAACTGAAAAACCAGCTATCGGTCAATACGCATTAGGCGTTAAAGCGACCAAGGAATACTGCCAAGATCAATACGCAAAATGTGTTGAGGATGCGGATAATGATCCAGCAAAGCTAAGCGTTTGCACCCGCCAAATGGGTGATTGCGAAAACAAAGAAGACGAGGGAGGCAGTGTTTATGTAAGCCGCTGGGGTCAAGTTGACCACATCTCAATTCATACCGAAGAGTTAGATGGCAGTACCCACGGCTTTGGTGATTACACAGCTGACAAATACATTGAAATTGTCAATGAAGGCGATGAAGGGAATGCCACTTACATAATCACAGAAGACGCAAAGATTGAAGACGGTGTAGCCATTGTGGCAGTAAACGATATTCAATCAACCGGCGTACCTAGCGGGCTGGGACGCTTTAAGGTCTTCGAGATGAAGGCAGCTGACCCAACTGACTTTGTCAGAAAAGCTGGTGACACGATGTCAGGCCACTTGCAAGTCATAAATCAAAAAGGTTCTTCTAGCTTGTATCTCCAAGGCAAAGGATATGCTTCAATAATGTATGTTAGAGGTGTAGATGATGAAAAAACTTTATTCCGCATAAAAGGAACCGGAGAAGTACAAGCAGGCCATGACGCCGCCAATGCGTTTATGGCGAGTGAGGCTCATGACGTAGCAACCAAAAAATATATTGATGCATTAATTGGTGGTCCAGCAAGACTAACTTGGCGGTGGCTTGGGTCAATTGACGGTGCAAAAGAGCCAGAAGACGGAGGATTTTACAAGTCGGGAGATTATCTGCGGGTTAGCTTTAAGACTGACAATAATATAGATTTAGGTGATAATCTATTTCCAGATACTAACTTCCTTAGTACGCAATATGGCCCTTTTGGCACTATATGGAAATACAACAAAAAAGACAATAAGTGGCAATTGATGAGGCAGATTCGAGTTGATGGTTTCCGCTGGAACTACAACAATCATATGGAATATAATCTATCTTCGTCGCACGGTCGCAGCTTTGATGACCTTGTTGTTGGACAAGCTTATTACATAACTATTGGAGGATTTTTCTAACCATTAAATCTGACGGTTTCCTCCTCCCTTAATAATCATGACCACTTCAATTTTCCCCGCCGACAAGACCAAGCCATTCGTTGCCGAAAACGGCGTCACCTACGTCTACGAGGCTGACCGTTGGCGCGTTAAGCAGTACAAGCTAGATGATGCTGCGCTTGAGGATTACGCGACAGAGATATGGGTAGAAGAGAAGATCGCTGAGGCTGAATTGGATGGCGACATTAACTTATCCGCCTATGCCACTAGAACTTATAGCGATTCAGAAGACAGCAAGCTACAGCTGCAAATTGAGGAACTGAGCGTTACTAAGGGCAAAGTTGCTAGATACATTGTCGATAACGTCAGTGGAACGCCTGTTTCTAGAGCAGGTCAACTGTCTACTAATAATCCGTTTTGGTCGAATGTCGTCGTTGTAAGTTTTGGCACTGAGGACGCTGACAACGTACTCACCAAACCAATGAACGATGATGACATCATCGAGTTCG